AAAAATTATAAAAAAAATACTCACTTTTGATTGATAATAAATTAAGTAAGGCTTGCATATTAAAATTATTTTCTGTAAGATTTATTCGAGTGTGGTTTAGAAAAAACATTAACCGTTTATTTGAATTTTGCACCTAATAAGCGGTTAAGATAAATAAAATTTTCATGGTAAATATTCTCTAGTAATTTAGAGGAAGGCTTTTCAATGCTATGCCAGTAGTGATTGAAAAGCCTTTTTTTTATGCGCGTATGTAAATAATATTATTTATGGGTTATAATTAAGTTTTATTATTAATTTTGGAGGTTATATGAACAGTATCGGTCATGGTGATAGAGGCAAAGGCAAAACAAACGACGAAGACGAAACCGAAGACTAATGACAGTCTCGGTTATATTTCTGGCGGTATTTATGTTAATAGCTGTCGCTTCTAAGCGATTAAGAGTTATATCCAGCATATTTACCGCCGCTTACATAATTTATATATCACTAATACACTCTATTAGCGATGATTTATCCTATTTTTTTGCAGCAGCAACACTAAATCTATTAGTTATCATATGCATCACAAGTATTAGCGATTACAACAAAGCGGCACAATTAATCGCGTGTCTTTCTTTCTGCTCGCTGATTAATCAAGGGTACGGTAGATTAGTAAATGTATATCAATACGATAACACTATCTATTTATATGCTGGGTCGCTTATTGTGATAATGCAAATACTAATATTAACCCACGGATCAATCTATGACAGATTTAAACGAATCGCTAGAGCTAATAGGAATAGTAAAAGAGTTCGTTTTTTACGTTCTGCTGATAGTGATCGGGCGCAATTTTATATTAAAAAGAAAAATCCAGCGGCGTTCTAAAAATGACAATAAAAGCGATAGCGAATGAATCTGTAATATCTCTTGCAACATCGCCAAAAACGGGCTGGCTTGCAGTTCTAATTGTGAATGCAATAGAATTTTATGTTGATTTTGTAAGTCCTGTTATTATAGCGCTCACAACTATACTAAGCTTTGTTATGATGATTTTGCTTGTCAGATACCACTGGATAAATACAAGGAAAATTAAAGAAGACTTAAAAGCAATGGAATACAACAACAAAATGAATGAGAAAAAAGAGAATGACAGACGCAATAAACAATCTGACTAAACAGCAAAGGGACTTTGTGGAGCATTACGTGTTAACATCGGGTGCAAGCAGCAAAGGAGGGACGGAGGCCGCTATTGCCGCGGGGTACAGCCCTAAAACAGCAACACAACAAGCAAGTCGGTTGTTAACCAATGTTAATGTAAAGGCTGCAATTGTTAACCTCCAGACAGTAAAGACGTCTGTGTTCATAAAGTCAAAAGAAGAGAAGCTCATTTGGCTTGAGAATATAGCTACAGAATGCATGAAAATAAACGATCCGGAAAAGGGGATGATTAATCCAAATGCAGCAATTAATGCGATTGATAAGCACAATATAATGCAGGGCGATAACGCGCCGAGTATTTCAGTTTCAACTCAAACAATCATTAACGCTGACGATAACGAATGGTAACGTTAGATCTTAGAAAGTTTCAACAGCACGTCAAAGATAAATCCCCTGCATTTGTTCCGTTATTCAAAAACAAGCATAGATATGAGATACCTTGGGGCGGGGCTGGCTCAGGCAAATCGCACATAGTCGCGAGAAAGTTGCTATTCAGGCTAATTAGTGAAACACACGTAAAGCACAATATTTTAATCATACGTAAAGTTGACCGCACTATTAAAAAATCTGTATGGCAGCTAATGAAGAATATAATATCGTTATGGGGCTTGCGCTCGGACTTTAAATTTAACTCAACAGACAGAACTATGGCATATATCCCTACCGGCTCGCAATTTATGTTTTCGGGTCTTGATGATGTTGAGAAACTAAAATCTATCGAGGGGGTTACATCAATCTGGATAGAAGAAGCGACGGAGCTTTCGCAGGAAGATTTTGAACAAGTTGATTTAAGGCTACGGGGTGAGTTCAACTGCTTAAAGCAAATAATACTTACATTTAACCCGATCTCAGAACAGCACTGGGTAAAAAAGATATTCTTCGATGATCCAATTGACGGAGTATTTACATTAAAGACAACTTATCTTAATAATAGTTTCATCGATGATGACTATAAACTTGTAATGGAGAATAAGAAAAAGTCAAATCCTCGGTATTACAATATTTACGCCCTTGGAAACTGGGGTACTGCAGAGGGTTTAATATTTAACAATGTAACAACTAGGGCGTTAACTCTTGATGAAGTTAGGCACCTTGAATGCGTGCAGGGCTTGGATTTTGGCTACACTAACGATCCCACCGCATTCCACGTATCTTATGTAGACACTAAAAACAAGGTGATCTATGTGTACGATGGATTTTACGAGAAAGGCCTGAGCAACTCATCAATAGCTAAAAACATAAAAGAGATGAAGCTGCATCGACATAAAACGATAGCTGATAGTAGTGAGCCAAAATCAATTGATTCATTGTCGGCAAAGGGCGTTCGAGTTGAGGGGGCGCAGAAAGGGCCAGATAGTATTAACGCTGGGATAGACTTGCTACTGGAATATGAAATAGTTGTTAATATTCATTTAGTAGAGTTTATGATAGAATTTAACAATTACTGTTGGTTTACAGATAAAAACAACAAACAGACAAACAAGCCGGTTGATGATTTTAACCATTTTATTGACTCGCTACGGTACAGCACAGAAAAGTTTCAAGCGCACAGAAAACGCGCAAGACTTAACATAGACACGTAGGTAATCATGGCAAATAGTGAATTAAGATCTGAATCTATAGAATTTCTCAAACACTGCGAAATATACAAGCAGATACGGGCTGTGATAAGGGGTAAGTATGCGGTTATTGATATTGTTACTTGTTTACCTCAGCCGCAATATCGAGATTACTCGTTAGTCGGAGCTAATAAAGAGCAGATGCAACATGCGGCCAAGTGTGCCGACTTGAATTCGCAAAGAACTCGAGCGTATTGGGCCAGGGGCAGGCTATTGAATGCCACATCACGAACGTCTGAATCATTGGCTGGGATGGTTTTTAGTGAGATGCCAGTTTACGAGTTATCGCCGAGCCTAGCGTACATAGAGAAAAACGCTAACGGCTACGGCAAATCACTAAACGACTTAGCTGGCGATGTCGTTGAAGATGTTATAGCGCTCGGCAGATGTGGTGCTTTAGTTGATATGCCTGTGTCTGATATTACACCAACAATAGCCGAACAAGAGACAGGTGCGTTAGCACCTAAGATCTGTATCTACAAAGCAGAATCTATATTTTATAGTCGAGTTGATGAGTATGGGGTTTTACAAGAAGTCCGACTTATTGAAATCAGATCAATAAAAAAAGCAGCCACCAAATACAGTTATGAAGATGTTAAATACTTGCGTAGATTAGTTATGCAAGACGGTGTTTATGTAAATGAACTGTACGATGAGAATGATAAATTACAACAAGTGATCGCGCCAAAAATGAATGGCGCTGCAATGTCTTTTATACCGTTTTACTTTTTCGGGTCAGACTCAAATGATAGTGAATACTCAAAGCCGCCACTGTATGATCTGGCCAATATGAATTTAGGTCATTTTGTACACGACTGTGACAATCGCAGTAATACTCATGACAACGCCATGGGCCTTACTGTTGTATACACTGATATGAGTGTGGTTGAATTCGAGGAGTCAAACCCTAACGGCTTAGACTTTGGCGCAAAAGGAAAAAATATGCTAAGGCAGGGTGATAAAGTGGAGATACTACAGATACAACAATCAAGTGCAACGCGCGAATCAATGCAAGACGATGTAAAATCGATGATATACATGGGGGCGCAACTTGTGCAGGATGTTAACACCAATGTTACATTGGGAGCCAAAGAAATGGAGTTTGGAGCATCAATTAGCACATTAAAAAGAGTTAGCTTAAATGTATCAAGGGGCTTTGATCAACTGCTGAACTGGTGCGCTATGATGCTAAATGACACACAAGAAAGCACTTACAAGCTAAACACCAAATTTATTACGGACGCATTTACACCGCAATTACTTGCTGTTCACATGCAAATGATACAGGGCGGTGTATTACCGAGTAAGACAGCTTTTGAAGCAGCAAGAAAAGCGGGTCTTACAGATTTGCCAGATGATGAGTTAGCAGAGGCCCTTCTTGTTGAAACTGACGTTGCCCAGGGTGAATCAGAAGAGCTTGCACGACTCAGGGCTGAGAACGATGCACTAAGAGAAAGAAATGACGGTTGATTTATTAATAACTGCGTTTGCTAGCCACACTCTATCGCTACAGCGCGTCGGTGCCAAGCTTGGGAATAATGTTGACAGTTACCTCGTCGAGATTGAAGACGAAGTAAACAAAGTATTTGTATATTACAAAAACAAAAACTTAACAACTAAACGAATTCGCAAGATTGAACAACAGATAAATGAAATAGTCAAAGAAAAGCTTAAATCTTACACATCTCAGCTAAAAGTTGAGCATAAAAAAGTAGGTAAAGAAGAAATTGCTTTTTCTGTATCTATTTTAAATAGCGTTATTGAATCTGGTAATATTAAGTTCGCTTCACCTAGTTCCGCGCAGGTGTCAGCGGCAGCTGTAGCGTCACCAATAAAATTAGGCAAAAACAGTTACGTAACATATACAAACATGATGACCCAGTATTGGCAAAAATGGACTGCTGAAACTGATGCTATTGTTAAACAGGGGTTTTTGGAGGGTGGTACGGTACAAGACATACAGTCACGAGTGATGCAATCATTTGGACTTGAAGGCCCAAAAAGTAAAACAGTACTATCAAGAGCTAAACGCAGCGCAAGATCGATAGCAATAACGGGCACTAATCATTACGCAAATCAATCACGTGTTATGTTTGCTGATAGTAATGACGAGACACTAAAAGGTTTTAGGTTTATATCAGTGATGGACAGCAGAACATCAACTCAATGCAGGGCTTTAGATCAGCGCGTCATAACTGAAAATGTAAGCAAGTTCACTCCACCCTTACATCCGAATTGTAGAAGCGCATTGATTTATGAAATAGCTGAAAAGTATAAAATTGATGACAGTGACAGTAAGCGTCCTAGTAATTTTGTAGTAGACGGCGCATCAGATACGAAAAAAGTTAGCAGTGACAGCACGTATTACAATAATTTGAAAAAATTAAATGCAAAAGATCAGGACTTGGTTTTAGGACCGACTCTGGGTAAAGCTTTTAGAAAAATGGATAATCCAGATAAGTTTGCAAAATTAACAATTGATTCTCTTAATAATCCACTTACAATTACGCAAATGAAACAAAAAGATAACGAATTAGCTCGAATCCTTCGGGCGCAAGCAAGCGGATAGTGTCCGCACAACTAAATAGACCTCGGGGGTCACATGGACTTAAGTAAAATAGACGGTTTAACAGAAGAACAGAAAGCATCTATCACGCAGCAATTCAGCAATGAAACGGAAGGTTTACGTAAAAAAAATGAAGAGCTGCTTGGGGAGAAAAAATCAATCCAAGGGACTATTGCTGAACAAGCTGAAATTGCAGAGAGAGCTAGACAAGCCGCAGTAACAGCAGAAGAAGCTAGGCTTAAAGCCACCAACGATATGGATGGACTCAAGTCCCATTATGAAAAACAGCTAGCAGAGCAAACAGCAACGGCTAATGAGTCAGCAAAACAAGCTAAAGAAGCGCTTTTAGCACGCGACAAGAGCAACGCTATTAACTCTGCATTAACAATGATACATGATAAATTTAAACCCCTTGCAAAAGCTACACTGTCAAATATGCTAAATATTAGTTATAATGACCAAGGTGTGGCAATAACAGAATACAAATACGAAGGAAATGTTGTTGCAACAAATCAAAATGAACTTAAAGAATGGGCAAAAGGACAAGCTGTATTTAAACAGATTATGACGGGCGCAGACTCCAGCGGGGCTGGTTCTGGCGGCGGAGGTAGTATTGCTGGTGGTGGTACTATGACATTGACAGAGAAAGCAATTTACTTAAATGAAAACCCACAAGCAACTTTATAGGAATAAAAAATGAGCGTAACACGTTTAGCACAAATATATAACCCACTTGTTTTTGAAGAAGCGGAACAAGAAAAGCAAATTCAACTTAATGCATTTATACAGTCGGGGATCATGACTGTAGATCCACGGCTCACCGCCATGGCATCAACTGGTGGCAATATAGGCGAATTATCGTTTTACAAGCCTTTAGGTAATTCAGAGCCAAATTACTCAAATGATAATCCGGCTGAAAACTCGACAACAGAAAATATCGACAGTGACAAGATGATTTATCGACTTGCTTCTCAAAATAAGTCATGGTCTGTGATGGATCTTGCTAGAGAACTTGCGCTAGCTGACCCAGTTGAACCAATAACTTCAAGTATCGCAGGTTATTGGGCTACTGCTAACGAGCGGCGACTTATCCAGTCAACTGTAGGTATCTTAAACTCTAACGTAGCAAATAACTCAAGTGATATGGTTGTTTCTGTTGCCACTGACGGCTCCGGCGCTATAACTGCTAATGAACTTATAAGCTCGGATTTAATTATTGATGCAAAACAAACAAGTGGCGATCATCAGTTCGATTACGCAGCTATCGCCCTGCATTCTGTTGTTTACTCAAGACTTCAAAAAGCTCAGTTAATCGATGATATTCGGGATGCTGACAACAATACAATGTTTCAAGTTTTTGGTAACTTGCGTGTCATTGTTGATGATAGTCTGCCGGCTGTTGTCGGATCTAATCGCGTAACCTACACGTCTATACTTTTTGGAACCGGCGGCGTTGTTAGTGGTTTTGGTCGTACATCAGTACCGAGCGAGCTAGACAGAAAACCGAGTGCAGGTAACGGCGGGGGGCAGCTTGAAATTTACTCCCGAAGAGCTGATATCATACACCCCCTCGGTTTCAAGTTTAACTCTGCAGCAGTTGACGATCAAAGCGCTACTCTTGCAGAGTTAGCAACCGCAGCAAACTGGACGCGAGTGTGGGATCGTAAAAACGTGCCCATGGCCTTCATTCAGACAAATGGCTAATTAAAATCAAAATTAAAATTGAGGGGGCAACCCCTCTTTAAGGAATAATCATGACTAAAAAAAAAGAAACACTTACAAAAGCAGAGGAAAACGATCTAACCTGGGGGAAAATAAAAAAGCTAGAAGATCAAATAAGAACACTAAAAGATGAGCTTCACCCAGCAGAGCTTGCACCACAAGCAACTCTTGCACAGTGCAATGCAATCAATAGAAAAATAAAATGAAAAACAAAACAGAGTCGCCAGACGAGAAAATGCTCAATTCGTTACTTGTGGCAATAGTAACTAGCGCTGGCGGCACTGTTCAAAGCAACGATAAGATATCTCTATTAAAATCTTGGCTTAAAGCAGTGAAGGGGTAAGAATGCCTGGCGTCAACAGACTATTACAAGAAATATTAGAAGCAACTCAAGAATCCAGCTCGCAATTAACACCCCAGCAAGTTTCGGACGTTAATTCTTTACGAAACAGTAGAGGCGATAGAATTTGGGACTTACAGGTCGACGCGGGTGTAGAGCGTGTCAAAAGTGATATGCCGGTGGTGCAGAACAATTTATCAGGCAATTACGGTAAGCAGTTTCAACAAGGCGCGAGTCCTGATAATTTCTTTTTTAAAAACCTAACTAATGGCGAGTTAAATTCGTCAGCTTGGCAAACAATAAAAGATCCATCGACTAAGGTTGGTGGAGTTTACACTAATCACGGCGCAGGTAGATTAACACCTACGTCAACCAGAATTTACGATAGAGAGCTAACTTATCAAGTTTTCAGTGCAGCAGAAAAAACCCCTTTAGAATATGTTAACTACAGAGTAACGGCTAATTTTACTAATCCAACTAGCGGTAT